ACTCGAGCACCCCGGGCACTTACGTTGACCTGACCAGCCTTGTCGGCACCAACGTGTACGTCGCAGTAAAAGCTGCATCGGCTTCGGCAATCAGCACCACGAACCCAGAGTTCCAAATCACTGGCGGCTACCTTGAGTCGCTCGATGTCGTCAACGGCTCGGTCGGTGAACTGTCCGAAGTAGAAATCACCATCACAGGCGGCGTGCTGGTTGAGGACGTGACCCCGTGAAACTAACCATCAAGGTGTCGTTCAAGACACCAGCAGCGGAATTGGTTACAGAGCAAGTCACAACCACAATCGCTACGGCTGCTGCGTGGGAACGCAAGTTCAAGCGCCGCGCCAGCGATCTACAGGCTGGTATTGGCATTGATGACATCATGTTTATGGCGTGGCATCAGCTCAACGTCAATAAGCGTGAAGGCCGCGATTATGACACTTGGCTTGTGTCCGTTGAGGATTTTGAGGTAGTGGAGACTGCCCACGCAAACCCTACGGAAGCAACAGCGTCCGCCGCCAGTTAGCGGAACTGCTGTTGGCTACCGGGTGGTGGCCACCTGACATCGAGTTTGATTCTGAGGATTTGGCTACCGTGTTACTGCTGGCGAGAAAGCAACAACAACGTGGCTGATACATCTGTAACTGTTGTCGGTGTCAAGGAGACGCTGCGCGAGTTGCAGCGCATGGAACCTGAGCTTGCCAAGGAAATCAAGAAAGAGTTCAAGACCATCGTTGATCCGATTGTCAAGGATGCTCGAAGCAAAGTTGTGAATTTGCCGTTGTCGGGTATGTCGCGTAACTGGAAAGGCGGCAGGCTCATGCCGTGGGCACAGAGTTCAGTCAGCAAATCCATCATTGCTCGTTTCAGTAATCGCAGGCGTGGAAACAGCCTGGCTGTTTTTAGTGTGACCATGAAAAGCCCGGCAGGCACAATCTTTGACATGGCAGGCCGCAAGGCACCTAATCGGCTTGCGTCAGCATTGTCGCAACTGTACGGTGCACCATCGCGTTTGATGTGGCCTTCATACGAGCGCAACGCAGATCAGGTCAATGAGAACCTTGGTCGAGTAGTAGAAAAAATCAATGATGCCACTACGAATAGACTGACTCGCTAATGGCTGTAACAATCCCAATCATTTCCGAGTTTGATGGCAAAGGCATTAGCAAGGCTGTTGCCGAGTTCAAGAACCTCGAAGGCGCTGGCGCGAAAGCCCAGTTCGCCCTCAAGAAGGCTGCCCTGCCAGCAGCTGCGGCTATTGGTGGGCTGGCTGTTGTCATCGGTGACGCGACTAAGGCCGCTATTGAGGACGCAAAAGCACAAGCCCTGCTCGCTCAGGCCATTACGAATAACACGCTGGCTGGGGAAGCCAACATCAAGGTCGCTGAGGCGTTTATTGAGTCCACGATGATGTCGGCGGCTGTGGCTGATGATGAGCTACGCCCAGCCCTCGCCTCGCTTGTTCAGGTGACCGGAGAGATGACTTCGGCGCAGGATGGCCTTACACTGGCCCTCGACGTTGCAGCGGCCACTGGCGTTGATTTGGGCACGGCTACGGATGCGATTGCTAAGGCGTACGGTGGCAACACGAAGGCGCTGGGCACGTTGCTGCCCTCGGTACGAAGCCTTATCAAAGAAGGCGCGTCACTTGATGAGGTGTTTGCGGCCGTGGCTGGTACGGTCGGCGGATCGGCAGCTGTGGCTGCCAACAGCGCCGAAGGTCAAATGAAGCGCTTGTCGCTAACTATCGGCGAAACGAAGGAATCTATCGGTGCAGCATTTCTGCCCATTCTTGAGCGCCTGCTCCCGGTACTGCAAAAGTTCGCTGTGTACGTACAAAATAACACTGACAAAGTGCTAGCGGTCATGGCTGTGGTCGGCTCACTTGCCGGGGCAATTCTGGCATTGAACGCAGTCATGAAGGTAATCACGGTGACACAGTTGGCGTTGAACCTTGCAATGGCTGCTAACCCAATCGGCCTAGTCGTTACGGCTGTGGCGCTGTTGGTCGCTGGCTTTGGTGTGCTGGTCGCTAAGACTGGCAGCGTCAAAAACGCATTTGCCACCATGGGCAATTTCATCATCGGCATTTTTGAGAGCATTGCAAACACTTACGTGAGCATGATAAACCTCGTTATCAAAGGCCTCAATCTGCTGCCCGGTGTCAACATTGGGGAACTAGGTGACATCAACCTGCCACGGTTCAACATCTCTAGCGGTGGCACTGCTAGCGGTGCTGCTGGTACGGCTGCTGGCCCTGATCGAGTGGAGCGCATGATTCAAGTGCCAAGCATCCCGGCTATTGCCCCGGTGACGTTGCCTGCCCCATCAGGTGGCGGTGGCGGTGGCAGTCGCGGTGGCGGCGGTGGTCAAATGACCGTGCAACCGTTCGACCCTTCGGTGTATGACCCAAAGAGCCGCTACTACGAAGTACCAGCCATGCTGGACGCGGCATACGCGCCTAAGCAGGCTGTGTACAACGTGACCGTCAACAGCACAATTGCCGATGAGCGACTAGGTGACACGATTGTCAATGCGTTGAAACAGTACAACCGTCGCAGCGGCCCACTTGACGTACAGATTGCGTAACCATGGCTGCCAGCGTTGTCCAATCAGGTAGTTACCTGCTCGAGCTTGACACAGGCTTTGACTACAACTCATTTAGGTTGGATGACGCAACTAAAGGCGTACTTAACAACACCACCTACGGCTTGGGGCCGCAAACTGGTTACGCAGACATCACCGAGTATGTGACCGAGGTTGCCTATAAGCGAGGCCGCCGCAACATTGACGATCAGTTTGGTGCCGGGACGATGAGCTTCCGCATGACCGATGAGACAGGCATTCTCGGGCCGTACGACACTGCCAGCCCTTACTACGACCCGAGCAACGACAAACCTGGGCTTGCACCTATGCGTCGAGTCAGGCTCAGCAGGTCATCAGAGTATCTGTTCGTCGGCTACGTCACGGCTTACAACTATGAGTTTGCGTTGGCTGGCCCTAACACGGTGGCAGTGCAATGCTCGGACGATTTCTACCTGCTGGCACAGACGCAAATGGCTGCGTTCAACCCGAGTGCGGAAACCTCGGGAGAACGCATTGAGACAGTTCTAGCGCTGCCAGAGGTCAATTACACAGGCACCACGGCTATTGACGTGGGCACCGTCAACATGGGCCATGACAGCTCATACACGCTCAATGCCGGACAAAACACGCTCGGCTACATTACGCAAATCAACCAGGCAGAGCAGGGCCGAGTGTTTATGAGCCGTGATGGCGTGTTCACGTTCCAGCCTCGTATCGGAGCCACGCTCAGCGGCTCGGTCATCACGTTTGCCGATGACGGTACAAATACACCGTATGACAACGTTGAGATTGAGTTTGACGCTGATGGCGTGCTAAACCGTGCCTACGTACAAGCGCTTGATGGCAAAAATGCGTTGGCTGAGGACTTGACCAGTCAGGCCACGTACTTTATTCAGTCGCAGTCGATCACAAACAGCTTGCTGCATGACCAAACCGAGATTGATGACCTGGCTGACTATCTGTTAGAGCCTGAGCCTGCTCCACGTTTTACGGCTGTCAGCACCAGCTTTGCCCTACTGGACAACGCTGAACGCGCTTTGGCTGCCACCGTGGACATCGGAGACACCATCACCATTACAAAGGAAATTACTGGGCTGTCAACTATCACGTCAGAACTGAGCATTGAGGGCATCGAGGGCAACATCAATTTCGCGTCAGGCCATCGCATCACCTACTACACAGCCCCAACAACTGTTGTGTTCCAGCTCATTTTGGATGACCCGGTGTACGGTCAACTTGATGGCACAAACGTATTAGGATGAGGTAACCATGGGCGCTAACGCACAGACAACTGTTCCAACATTTACGGCTGCACAGGTTCTGACTGCCGATCAGATGAATCAAAGCGCTCGCACTGGTGTTCCAGTGTTTGCGAACAGCACAGCGCGTGACGCTGCGTTTGGTGGCTCAGGTGAAAAGACTTTGGCGGAAGGCCAGTTGTGTTATTTGGAGGACACCAACAAGGTCATGTACTATGACGGCTCAGCGTGGGCTAACCTTGGAAGCGTGACTAACGTAGCTGCTTTTACTGCTTCGGGTACGTGGACTGTTCCAGCCGGAGTTACTTACGCAATTGCCCACATTCGTGGAGGTGGCGGCGGAACAGGTGTGAGCGCTGGCGCTGGCGGCAATTCGTCCGTGGCTTTTGCTGGCGGCACTGTTACGGCAACTGGCGGCGTGGCAAATACTTTCAATAACACTTCGTCAGGTGGCGCTGGTGCTGCAAATAGTGGCCAAGGCGGTCACGGTAACTATTTCACAACAGGAGAAATGAGCGGATTTGTCGCACAAGATGGTGCTTATGTCGTTGCTGGTGGCGCTGTTACACCAGCCGCAAGCATTACCATTACAGTCGGCGCAGGTGGCACGGCTGGCACAAACGGTGCTGCAGGTGGCAGCGGCTACATTTGGATTGAATATCAAGTATGAGCGAACGCACAGTAGCAATCGTTGAACCCGACACCACCAAAGGCGTGGTAGTCAACGTGGAAGTCGTAGCACCCGATTGGGTCAACACCGACCCAGCGCACTACATCGAATACGACGCAGAACATCCAGCCGCAATTGGCTGGGAAGTCATTGATGGCGTGGTGCAAGTACCACCGCCACCACCCGAACCTGACGAGGAGTAATGCGTGTCTCCCAAGGTGACATTCATGCTAGAAGATTGGTTGAAAGCTTTCGTCGCTGGAAGCGTCGCCGTGCTTATCACAAGCAACTACAACGTAGAAGGCGCGCTAAAGGCCGGGATAGCGGCAGTGCTGCCAATGATTTACGCTTGGGCAAACACTAAAGACACGCGGTACGGACGCAAGTGAAATACCCGGTCAAGCCAGTAGTCCTACCTGCTGACCTGCGAGGCGTACAGCCAGGGCGATTGCCTGCGTACTTGCTCAAAACGATTCGGCCCTATGGGCAACTGCATCCTTTGGCTGCTCAAGCGTGGGAGGCTATGCGTCGAGCAGCACACGCTGATGGCATCAGGCCATTCAAGCCGACGAGCGTCGCAGACACGTACAGGAGCCTTGAGACGCAGGAACGCGGCTTTATGGCTCGATACACCACAGCACCCATCCCAACCACCTCAGTACGCACGTACAAAGGCCAGAAGTACTACCTAAAGCCCGGCATGGCACCAATGGCAACACCGGGCACATCGATGCACAACCTTGGGCTGGCTGTAGATGTCAGTGATGCCAGCGGAGATCGACTCAAATGGATGCTTGCTAACGCTGATTGGTACGGCTTTTGCTGGGAGCTGCAATCAGAGCCTTGGCACATCAGGTACTACACAGGGGACAAGGTACCCTTGAAAGTGCAGCAGTTTGTGAGCCTGCATGCCGACCGAAATCTACGTAGCGCTAATTAGCGGTATAGCCATCATCTGCGCAGCTGTCCTGCCAGCCATCCTGATTGAGCGTGCACGCAAAGAAAATGCTGACGATCACGCATACGTCCGCAAAATACTTACTAGGGTGGAACACAAGATTGACAACCACCTGGAGGATCACGACAATGGCGTTACGCGACGAAATAGAACCAAGACAAAATAGGTTGCACGACTTAGGCGTTTGGATTGATGCACAGCCAAACGGCGAGGAATGGTACGACCTAATTTACAACTTGGATTACAGCAATCACTCAATTGCCCGGCTGCTGACCAAACATGGGTTCAAGTGCGATTGGAA